AAATATAGATGATATATACCAATTAAGGAAATTTATGGCAGAACCAGCAAGCAGAGAACAGTTAAAACAATACGCTTTAAGGGCACTTGGGAAACCTGTGATAGAGATTAATGCAGAAAATGACCAATTAGAAGATAGAATTGACGAAGCATTACAATATTATCATCAATATCATTATGATGGTATTAGAAGAACTTATTTAAAGTATCAATATACACAAACAGATTACGATAGAATAAACGCTAACACTAGTGAATCAGTAACTAAAAATTCAGTTACATCTGCTTGGCAAGAAGGTAATGGTTTTATAGTAGTTCCTGAAAGTGTTATCTCCGTTATTAACATATTCCCATACTCCTCAAAAGGTAGTATGAACTTATTTGATGTTAGATATCAAATGAGATTAAACGATCTATACGATTTTTCTTCAACATCAGTTGTTAACTATGATGTTGTAATGAGGCATTTAGATTTTTTAGATCATATTCTAGTAGGAGAAAAACCTATAAGATTTAATCAAAACGATAACAGATTATATATTGACCAAGATTGGAAAGAAGATTTACTCGTTGGTGAGTTTTTAGTTATAGAGTGTTATAGAAAATTAGATCCAAATGTTTACACAGACGTTTATAATGACATGATTTTAAAAAGATATGTAACTGCTTTATTTAAAAAACAATGGGGTTCAAACTTATCTAAATTTAATGGAGTTGCTATGTTAGGTGGCGTTACATTAAATGGTCAACAAATTTTTTCAGAAGCATTAACTGACATTGAAAAAATAGAAGATGAAATAAGAAAATCATTTGAAATGTCACAACCTCTTATGATAGGATAATGTCATGGCAACAAATCATTATTTTCAAGGTGGAGCAGGTATTGGTAATAGTAATGAGAAAAGACTTTACGAAGATTTAATCATTGAAGGTTTACAAATTTACGGACAAGACTGTTACTATCTTCCAAGAACATTAGTTAATCGAGATTTAATTTTAGGAGAGGATACTCTTGCTAAATTTGATGATTCGTATTTACTAGAAATGTACATGGAAACCACAGAAGGTTTTGCTGGCGAACAAGAGATTATTAATAAGTTTGGTTTAGAGATAAGAGAAGATACAACTTTCATAATATCTAAAAGAAGATGGCAAAATCAAGTTGATAGTGCTCATACAATGATAGTTGAAGGAAGACCTAACGAAGGTGATATTATTTATATGCCTTTGATGGAAAGTTTTTTTGAGATACAATTCATACAAGATCAAGAGCCATTCTTCCAATTAGGTAACTTACCTGTTTACAAATTAAGATGTACACGTTGGGAATACTCCAGTGAAAAATTAGATACAGGTATTGCTGCGATTGACGATGCCGAAGACAAATATTCATTAAATCAAACACTATACCAAACATCATTGGAATCAGGTACGTTCAGTGCCGTGTTAGGTTCTCCGGTAGTTACCGGTGATGAAGTTACTTCTATTCCAATTACTTCTGGTGGAGAAGGATATACAACAGTTCCTACCATTACAATTTCAGCACCATCTGCTACAATAAATGGTGTATTATCAGCAAATTTATCTGGTAGTACATTATCCTCATTTACTATTAGTAACTCAGGTCGTGGTTACAGTTTAGTACCAACGGTTACATTAATTTATGTAGCAACAGATACTACAACTAAAACAGATAGTTCTGCAGTTGTGACTTTGACTAATGGTACAATCACAGCAGTATCTACTCCTACAATTACGGATATTTCTTCTGTAACGAGTGTTGCAGTTGGTGGAACTGGTGTCGCAGTAACAGCTGCAGCAACAGCAGTTTTAACTTCTGGTGTATTAACAAATGTTACAATTTCAGTTGATGGTTCAAGTTATCTTGGATTAACTCCTACTGTAACTATAAGTGAAAACACAGGCGCAACCGGAGCAGTTATATTAGAAAATGATAGTGCTTCAGGTGAAGTTAACTACTTTATTAATGAAGACTATAGCATACAAACACAATCAACATATGCTGATAATTTAGATTTAGATAGTCAAGCTGGTTTTGATACCGCTTCTACAGCTGATGATATATTAGATTTTACAGAACGTAACCCTTTTGGAGATATAGATATTTAGATGTTTGGACAATATTTTTATAACGAAAGTATGAGAAGAATGACCATCGCATTTGGTCAGCTCTTTAATAACATACAAATTAAAAGAAAAGACTCTGCTGGTACTGTTACTCAAGCTATTAAAGTTCCGTTAGCGTATGCACCAAAAGAAAAGTTTTTAGTAAGATTGGATCAGCAACCCGATTTAAATAAAAGAGAATTTGCGATTACATTACCACGTATGAGTTTTGAAATCACAGGTATTAGTTACGATTCAAGTCGTAAACTTACAAGAATGCAGAAGTATAAAACAGTTAAGACAGGTAAAGATGGAAAAATATTAAACTTTAATTACACTCCAGTTCCTTATAATCTGAGTTATACTTTGAATGTATTTACTGCTACGGCTGAAAGTGGATTACAAATCATAGAACAAATTTTACCATTCTTTCAACCAGACTATACGGTAACTGTTAATGCTATACCTGAATTAGATATTAAGAGAGATGTCCCTATCATTTTAAACAATGTAAATTATGAAGATAGTTATAGTGGTGATTTTACAACTAGAAGAGCTGTTGTTTATACTTTAAATTTCACAGCAAAAACTTATCTATTTGGACCAGCATCAACTCAAAAAGTTGTTAAAACTGTACAATCTGATATATATACAGATACTGATACAACAAACAAAGCGAGAGAAGAAAGAATTGTAGTAATTCCAAACCCTACTACGGCAGACGCTGATGATGATTTTGGATTTACTACAACAATAACAAAGTTTGATGATGGTAAAAACTATAACCCATCTACGGATTCAGATGAATAGATAAATAAACATAATATATTATGACTAAATTAGAAGATAAAGTAAATGAAATTTTAGGAATAGATCCTCCAGAAGAACCTAAAAAAGAAATAATTAAACAAGAATTAAAACCAGTAACACTTCGTAAAGAAGATGATAATAAAGCTGATATAGATAACGACTATACTTTCAGCAGAGAAAATTATTATAATCTAATTGAAAGAGGCCAAGAAGCAATTGAAGGAATCCTTGATATTGCTAGAGAAGGTCAACACCCAAGAGCATATGAAGTTGCTGGTCAATTAATTGGACAAGTTGGCGATACCGTAGATAAACTACAAGACTTACAAAAAAAACTTAAAGCATTAAAAGATTTACCTAAAACAGCAAATAACACTATTAAGAATGCTTTGTTTGTGGGGTCTACTGCTGAGTTACAAAAGATGTTAAAGAACAATGTAAATACTGAAACTAAAGACATCACACCTAAAAAATGAATAATAATGATGCATATCTCGGTAATCCGAATCTTAAAAAGATAAATACACCTGTTGAGTTTACACAAGAGCAAATAGTAGAATATCAAAAATGTGCTGATGATCCTATTTACTTTATGTTAAACTATGTTCAAATTGTATCGCTTGATAAAGGTTTAATTCCTTTTGCGATGTATGATTTTCAAAAAAAAATTGTAAAAACAATCCACAATAATAGATTTACAATTTGTAAATTACCTAGACAGTCTGGTAAATCAACTACAACAATTTCTTATCTTTTACATTATGCTTTGTTTAATCCTAATTCTAATATCGCACTACTTGCTAACAAATCATCTACTGCTAGAGATATATTGGGAAGACTACAACTTGCTTATGAAAACTTACCTAAATGGATGCAACAAGGTGTAATCAATTGGAACAAAGGTAATATTGAATTAGAAAACAAATCAACCATAGTCGCCGCTGCCACATCTTCAAGTGCCATTCGGGGAGGTTCATATAATATTATATTCCTTGATGAGTTTGCATTCGTACCAGCGAATATCGCTGAGCAATTCTTTAGTTCAGTTTATCCTACAATTTCATCTGGTAATAAAACAAAAATGATTATTGTATCTACACCTATGGGTATGAATCAGTTTTACAAACTATGGACAGACGCAGAAAATAAACGAAATGATTATATACCAATTGAAGTACATTGGTCAGAAGTTCCTGGCCGAGATCAAAAGTGGAAAGCAGAAACAATAAGAAACACTAGTCAAGAGCAATTCCAACAAGAATTTGAATGTGACTTCTTAGGTTCAGTTGATACTTTAATATCAGGAACAAAGATTAAAGCTACACCATACATGACACCATTACAAGCTAAAGGTGGATTAAATATGTTTGAAAAACCTAAGAAGGATGGACTCTATGTATGTACAGTTGACGTGGCACGAGGGACTGGTAGAGATTATTCAGCGTTTACAATTATAGATGTTCAACAAGTACCTTATAGAGTTGTGTGTACTTACAAGAATAATGAAATTAAACCATATGTGTTTCCAAACATTATAGAACAAGCTTGTAAAGGATACAATGAAGCTCATATTCTTGTTGAAGTCAATGATTTAGGTCAACAAATTTCAGATGCATTACACTATGAGTTAGAATATCCTAACGTATTGATGACGACACAAAAGGGTCGAGCTGGACAAATACTTGGCGCAATGTTCTCAGGTCGTGGTACATCATTAGGTATACGTATGACAAAACAGATAAAAAAGATTGGTTGTGCGAATTTTAAGACGCTTGTGGAGGGTGATAAACTTGTAATCAATGACTTCAATGTCATTGAAGAAATGTCAACTTTTTCACGTAAAGGGGCATCTTGGCAGGCTGAAGAAGGACAAAATGATGACTTGGTTATGTGTTTAGTTATATTTGGCTGGCTCTCTAATCAACCTTATTTCAAAGAATTATCGGATTCAAATATACGTAATCAAATGTATGTAGATAATCAAAAATTGATAGAACAAGATATGGCACCTTTTGGGTTTGTAGATGATGGTATTAATACACCCGAAAATGAAGATACGATTGACGAGTATGGAACACGATGGTATCCTGTCGTAAGAAAGGGTCAATAAACTACACTTTTTTGTTATTATAAATATCTACAACTGATAAAGTTTGAATATGGGCGTAAGAAAACTTACGATTTTTGACGAAATTAAAAAATATAATAGCTAATTAAACAGGAGAAATAACCTATGGCATTTCAAGTATCACCAGGTGTTCTCGTACAAGAAAAAGATATAAGCAGAGTAATTCCTGCGGTCTCTACATCAATCGGAGCAATTGCGGGACAATTCGCAAAAGGTCCAGTTGACGAAATCGTATCAATTTCTAGTGAACAAGAATTAGTAGATACGTTTGGAAAACCCGACTCAACAAATTTTGAGTACTTTTTCAGCGCAGCTAATTTCTTACAATACTCTAACGCTTTAAGAGTAGTACGGGCAACCAATACATCATTAGTAAACGCAACATCAAGTGGAACAGGACTTTTAGTAAGTAATGTTGACGCTTATGAAAACAATTATTCTACAGGACAAGGTTCTGTAGGAACATTCGCAGCAAGATCAGCTGGAACATGGGGAAACAGTTTATTAGTTTCAACTTGTCCATCAGGTAGTGCTTTTGAAGAAATATCAGCAACATTAGTTGACGATGCAGCAGTAGCTGTAGGAGATTTAACTATTATAACTGATTTAGGAAGTGCATTTAATGTTGGAGACATTGTTTCATTTTCTACTACAGCTTCTACATCAGATTTTGATGATGGCGAACAGTACAGAGTAACAGCAATTAACAGTGCAACTTTATCAATCGTACAACACCCAAGAGGATCGGGTGGATTAAAAAGAGTTATTGCTGACAATTCACACATAAAAAGAAAATGGAGATATTATGACGCTGTTGATGGCGCTCCAGGAACTTCACCATGGGTATCTGATAGATCAGGTACAAATGATGAAATACACGTTGTAGTCGTTGACGAAGACGGTGATATTTCAGGAACTCCCGGAGAAGTAATCGAAGTATTTTCTAAAATGTCTAAAGCGTCTGACGCTAAGACACCTCAAGGAGATATCAATTACTACCCAACAGTAATCAAAAATAAATCTAACTACATCTACTGGATGGACCACAACACAGGTGGAACCAATTGGGGAACTGCAGCAACAGGAACAACTTTCACTGCTGTAGCTGATCCAGCGCTAGAATCACTTTCGGGTGGTGTTGCGGGATCTACTGTAACTGACGGTCAATTAAAAACAGCATACGAAAAATTTTCTGATGCTGAAACAGTTGATGTTGGTTTAATTATTGCAGGTCCAAGTGGAAGTACAACTCACGTTGATAATCTTATTACTATTGCAGAAAGTAGAAAAGATGCAATTGTGTTTGCTTCTCCACAAAGATCAGACGTAGTTAATATCACAAACTCAAATACTCAGACAACTAACGTTATCGGTTTCTTTGATTTGATTAGATCATCAAGTTATGTTCTATTCGATAGTGGTTACAAATATGCATACGACAGATACAGTGACGTATATAGATATGTTCCACTAAACGGTGATACAGCTGGTCTAGCTGCTAGAACTGATTTAGTTGCAGACTCTTGGTACTCACCTGCTGGATTTAACAGAGGTGTAATCAGAGGTGCAGTTAAACTAGCATACAATCCAACAAAATCACAAAGAGATGAACTTTATCCTAAGAGAATCAACCCAGTTGCTTCTTTCCCAGGACAAGGTACAGTCTTATTCGGTGACAAAACTGGATTAACTTCACCATCTGCGTTTGACAGAATCAATGTAAGAAGACTTTTCATTGTTTTAGAAAAGGCTATCTCAACAGCTTCTAAATTCCAATTGTTTGAGTTCAATGATGAATTTACAAGAGCGAACTTTAGAAATATAGTTGAGCCATTCTTACGTGAAGTACAAGGTAGACGTGGTATCACAGACTTTTTAGTAGTGTGTGATGAAACTAACAACACAGGTGATGTAATTGATAGAAATGAGTTTATTGCTGAGATATTTATTAAACCAGCAAGAAGTATCAACTTTATTACATTACAATTCATCGCAACCAGAACTGGCGTTTCATTTGATGAAGTCGCAGGTTAATAGTAGAGAAGGAGAAATAAAATCATGGCAAATATAAATGACTTCAAAGCTAAACTTGCTGGCGGTGGCGCTAGAGCCAATCAGTTTAAGGTAACAATGCCTTTCCCTGGTTACGCACAAGTTGGCGGAGAAATAGAAGAACTGGCGTTTTTATGTCGGGCAACATCAATTCCATCTATGGAAGTAGGAACTATTCCTGTTCCCTTTAGAGGAAGAGCTGTTAAAATAGCTGGAGACAGAACCATTCCTAGTTGGTCGGTTACAGCATACAATGATACTAACTTTAAGTTAAGAAATGCTTTCGAAAGATGGCAGAATGGTATCAATAATATGACTGATAATGAAGGATTAACAAATCCTGTTGACTACCAAGTGGATGCGTTTTTAGACCATCTTGACAGAAACGGTAATACGATTAAATCATATACATTGAGAGGTGCTTTCCCAACTTCAATAGGAGCAATCAGTTTAGACTATGACGAACAAACTGCGATTGAACAATTTGAAGTTACGTTTGAGTACCAATACTTTGAAACTAATACAACTACTTAATAGTTTTAAAGGGGGCGTAAAAACCCCCTTTCAAAACTTGTATAAGTAGTAGTATAACAGGAGAATATTATGGCTGAATTATTTGGCTTCTCGATAACACGATTAAAGAAACAAGCTGATCCAAAACAAAGTTTTGCGACTGCACAAGCAGATGACGGTACACAAACTGTTTCCGCTGGTGGTCACTTTGGTTCGTACTTGGATATGGAAGGTACTGCTAAAACAGAGCAGGACTTAATTCGTAGATATAGAGAAATCGCAATACACCCCGAGTGTGACATGGCAATAGAAGATATTGTTAATGAAGCTATCGTGGCTAATGAGTTGAAAGATGCCGTAAGAGTTAATCTAATAGATTTACCTTATGGAAAAGATATAAGAAGAAAAATAGAAGATGAGTTCCAAGAAGTTTTAAGATTATTAAACTTCAATACAAAGGGACATGATATTTTTAGAAGATGGTACGTTGACGGAAGAATTTTCTATCAAAAAGTTATTGATAGAGAAAGTCCTAAAAAAGGTATCACCGAATTAAAATACCTTGATCCACGTAAAATCAAAAAGATTAGAGAAGTAAGAAAGAAAAGACCTGATGTACCTAGTCCATCAGCGTTGAATAGTCTTGCTGTTGTAGATGAATTTGTTGAATATTTTTTATTTAATGAAAGAGGTCTATCTGGTACTACCGGTCAAAGTGGTATGAAGATTGCACCTGATACAATAGCTTTCTGTCCATCAGGATTAATTGACCAAAACAAAAACATGGTGTTGTCTTATTTACATAAGGCGATCAAACCAGTTAATCAATTAAGAATGATTGAAGATGCTGTAGTTATCTATCGTATAGCTAGAGCACCTGAAAGAAGAATATTTAAGATTGATGTAGGTAACTTACCAAAAGTAAAAGCTGAACAATATTTAAGAGATGTTATGGCTCGTTATAGAAACAAATTAGTTTATGACGCAAACACAGGTGAGATCAGAGATGATAGAAACTATATGTCAATGTTGGAAGACTTCTGGTTACCAAGTAGAGAAGGTGGTCGTGGTACAGATATTACTACATTACCTGGTGGTCAAAACTTAGGTGAGATAACTGACGTAGAATATTTTAGAGCGAAATTATATCGTTCTCTAAATGTTCCTGTAAGTCGTTTAGAATCATCTTCGGGTTTTAATCTAGGTAGAGCTTCAGAAATTACAAGAGATGAATTGAAATTTACGAAGTTTGTACAAAGATTAAGAAAGAAATTTACTGAACTGTTCAATGATATTTTAAGAACGCAATTAGTCTTAAAAGGTATCATCGCTGAAACAGATTGGTATACAATTAGAGATACATTACAATATGATTTTCTACAAGATGGTCATTTCGCAGAATTGAAACAGACTGAATTGTTAAGAGAAAGATTAGCCTTAGCAAATGAGATGAGAGATTACGTAGGTAAGTTTTTCTCAGTAGAATATATTAGAAAAAATGTATTAAAACAAAATGATAGAGAAATTGAAACTATGGATAAACAAATTAAAACAGAAATTAAAACTGGTATTATCCAAGACCCAATGGCTCAAGTATCAAACAATGATGAAAATATAGGAGAAACAAATGAGTGATGAAGTAAAAAACTTTATAGATAAAATTCAAGCTGGTGATAATGCTTCAGCTGGAGATGCATTCAAAGATGCATTAAGAGCTAAAGTAGGAGACTCTTTAGACAATCATAGAAAAGAAATTGCAAGTAGTTTATTTAATGGAATAGAAGCTGAACCGCATAGTGACCCAAAACCTCATGTTGCTGATGTTGGAACTTTTACTCAATCTGGTAAAGTAGTTACTAGAGATGGTTTGGATGGTGAGGCAGAACTTGATTTATCTGTTGGAGCTGATGATAATGCAGATCAGTAGTATCGTAAAAGAAAATCTTTTAATCGATTCTAAATCATTTAATGGATTAACTCCATTAATGAAAGAAGCAATTACAGACTTTTTCAAAATAGTAGAAAAAGAAACTGGAAATATTATACAAAAGGTTGATAACGCTGTAACAAAAGTAGCAAGTTTTCATAATATAGATACAAACACAGTTTATGAATATTTTGATAAAGAAACATTAGAACAATTAGGAGAAAAATAAATGTCAACTTTCATAGTAAAAGGAGTGGTAGTAACCAATCCAAGTTTAAATAATATTGGTAAAGCACGATTCGTTAGAGTTGTTGCAACTGCTGGAACAGTAACAGGAGAAGTAAGATCATTAGATAGTACTGTACTAGGTAATTTTTATTTACATGCTGCAGGAGATTCTGTTATTATAGAAAAAGCACCAGATGATAAAATTACATCAGCTACTTCAAAAGTAACTGCTGTAGGATCACCTAGAAGTTAATATGGCTGATACAGTAACAACACAAACAATCACAGATACTTCTGGTATTAAGTACGTAGTTAAACTTACAAACTTATCAGATGGTACTGGAGAAACTTTAGTTAACAAAGTTGATGCATCAACAACAACATTTATGACTGAAGATGGTACTAGAAAATTATCTAAAATTTGGTATTCAATTAATACTAACAATAACAAGTCTGGTATAGAACTAATATGGGACGGTGTTACTGATTCCACTGCAGTACTTTTATCAGGTCAAGGTTATTGGGACCTAAGAGTAACCGGAAACGAAATTCCAAACAATGCAACAACACCAACGGGTGATGTTTTACTATCAACAAAGAATTTTGTAAGTGGTGATAATTATACGATTATAGTAGAGTTTAGGTAAAAAATATTATAAATATTACAAAGAGAGAGAATTTATGAAGTTAATATCCGAAGAAGTACAAAATGCCGAATACCTGATCGAGGAAAAAAACGGTAAAAAAGAATATAAGATTAAGGGTGTATTCTTACAATCAAATATTAAAAATAAAAATGGAAGAGTCTATCCTAGAGAAATCTTGGTTAGAGAAGTGAATAGATACACTAAAGAATTTATCAATAAAAATAGAGCTTTTGGCGAGTTAGGGCATCCTGATGGACCAACGGTAAACTTGGAGAGAGTTTGTCATATGGTGAAATCATTAACACCTAATGGCGATGATTTTATTGGTGAAGCAAAAATAATGGACACGCCTTATGGTAAGATTGTAAAAGGTCTTATTGATGAGGGTGCTCAACTAGGGGTTTCTAGTAGGGGTATGGGTTCGATTATTAATAGAAATGGTATAAACTTTGTTAAAGATGACTTTTATCTTGCCACAGCAGCTGATATTGTTGCTGATCCCTCTGCGCCAGACGCCTTTGTTGAAGGTATTATGGAGAGTAGAGAGTGGACTTGGGATAACGGTATACTTAAACAGGTTGATTTAGAGGCTTGGAAACAACAAGTACGGGCTGCTAAACAAAGAAGTTTAGAAGAAACTAAACTAAAAATCTTTGAATCATTTCTTAAAAAACTCTAATCTTATAAATATCTGTACAAGAGAAATTTATAAACGTTTATAAATCAAAAGGAGATTTCTAATGGCCGAAACAAAAAATATTGAGGCGGTAGAAGCAAAAGTAGTGGCTGAGGCAACAAATCCATCTGCAGATGCTCCTAAAAGAGGCGCTGTTCCTGCTGAACCTACACATCTGAAAAATGATGCTGAAGATTTAGGAGCACCTGTTGTTAAACCGACAGACAGCAACCCTGACGCAACAAAAAAAGTTAAGACTGTTTCTGGACAAGCTCCTCAAGCACATGCTGGTTCTGCTGACGCAATGCCAAAATTGAAAGAGGAAGACGATTCAGAAGCAAAAGACGATAAGAAAAAAACAGAAGTTGAAGAAGGCGAAATGCCACAAGCTGCTCTAGATGCATTAAAAAAATCTGGAAAAGATGTTACTAAAAAAGACGACAAAGAAGATGTTAAAGAAGAATCAGAAGATGATTTTATTGACGTATCTGCTGATGTCGCCGCTTTAACTAAAGATGAAGACTTATCTGAAGAGTTTAAAACTAAGGCTGCAACAATTTTCGAAGCTGCTGTTAACGCAAATGTTAAAGAAGCAAAGAAAAAATTGACTGCGTCTTATGAAGAAAAGTTAAAAGAAGAAGTAGAAGCTTCTAAAGTCGAACTAGTTGAGAAAGTTGACTCATACATGAACTATGTTATCGAAGAATGGATGACAGAAAATAAACTAGCGATTGAAAGAGGAATCAAGGGCGAAATAGCTGAGGATTTCATAGGTGGTCTTAAAAAATTATTTGAAGATCATTACATTGATGTTCCAGATGAAAAATATAACGTACTTGAAGATCAAGCTTCTAAAATAGAAAACCTTGAGAAGAAACTTAACGAACAAATCGAAAAGAATGTTGAATTAAACTCAGCAAAAAGCGTATTAGTAAGACAAGACATCATTGATGCATCGTCTTCTGATTTAGCTGACACTGCTAAAGAGAAATTTAACAAACTTGCTGAAGAAGTTGAGTTTACAAATGAGGAAGACTTTAAAACTAAAGTAGCTACTATTAAAGAAAGTTATTTTGGTTCTAAAAAAGAAGTGAATACACAAGAAGTAGATGATGTAGCGGTAAACGATGGATTAACTGATTCAGTTGATCTTAATAAAAGCATGGCTGCTTATACCGCCGCTATAAGTAAAACAAAAGACATTAAATTGTCTAACAAATAAAAATATAGGGGAGAGAACGATAATGTATTTATCAGAAACTTACGAAAAAAAATGGCAGCCAGTCCTAGAACACCCTGATCTTCCAAAGATCACGGATTCTTACAGACGAGCCGTTACAGCTACAATCTTGGAAAACCAAGAAAGAGCACAAAAAGAGGATCAAGCTTTCTTAAATGAAGCTGCTCCTACAAACAACACTAGTGGAACTGCAAATTGGGATCCAATTTTAATTTCATTAGTAAGAAGAGCAATGCCTAACCTTATCGCTTACGATATCGCTGGCGTTCAACCAATGACAGGCCCAGTAGGCCTTATCTTTGCAATGAGATCAAGATACACTTCTAAAACTGGCGGAGAAGCTATGTTCGATGAAGCAGATACTGATTTCTCTGGAAGAAATGCTGCTGCTGACTCAACTGCAGGTCAAACTGCTGGTGGTCACTCTGGTACAAACCCATCAGTTTTAAATGATGCATCCCCTGGGACGTATAAAAAATCTGAAGGTATGACTACGGCTACGGCTGAGGCATTAGGTGATGCTACTGCTAATCAGTTTGCTGAAATGGCTTTCTCAATCGAGAAATCTACAGTAACTGCTAGAAGTAGAGCTCTTAAAGCTGAATACACTATGGAATTAGCTCAAGATTTAAAAGCTATCCACGGTTTAGATGCTGAAACAGAACTTGCAAATATTCTATCTGCTGAAATCCTTTCGGAAATCAACAGAGAAGTTGTAAGAACAGTTTACATCAATGCTGAAAAAGGTGCATCTGCTAACACAGGAACAGTAAATACTACTACAGAAGGTATCTTTGATTTAGATACTGACTCAAATGGTAGATGGTCAGTTGAGAGATTCAAAGGACTAATGTTCCAAGTTGAAAGAGAAGCTAATGTTATTGCACAGAGAACAAGAAGAGGAAAAGGTAATATGATTATCTGTTCTTCTGATGTTGCATCTGCGCTTCAAATGGCTGGTGTATTAGATTACACTCCTGCATTAAACAATAACCTAAACGTTGACGATACTGGTAATACTTTTGCTGGTGTATTAAACGGTAGATTTAAAGTATATATTGATCCATACAGTGCGAACAATACTGGTAAACAGTTTTTCGTAGTTGGATACAAAGGAACTTCACCTTACGATGCTGGTATGTTCTATTGTCCTTATGTGCCACTTCAAATGGTTAGAGCAGTTGGCCAAGATACGTTCCAACCGAAAATTGGTTTCAAGACTAGATATGGTCTTATTGCTAATCCTTTCGCAGAAACAGGCGCTCAGTCTGGTGCTACTA